ACCAATAAGAATCTGACCATCAGTGTATGTAGTTTGTCCTGTACCACCTTGAGCCACAGTCACTGCGGCATTTGAAGTTAGTATGGTTGCCGTAACATCTGGCAATGTAAATGTTCTTTCTGTCGTAGTCGGTCCAGAAAATTTAGTAAACCCGTTGCCTGTACCGCCATAGGTAGACGCAATGATCTGAGTTAAGGCGGCAGAACCATCAAAGTTATTACCGTAGATTGCGCGTGCGGTAGTCAATGTTGCTACAGTGCCATTTATATTTCCAGTGCCACCATTTGCAGTAGGCAAAGTACCTGTAACACCAGTAGTTAATGGTAAACCTGTACAGCTAGTTAAAGTTCCAGATGAAGGCGTCCCCAATACGGGGGTTACTAAAGTAGGGCTAGTGGCTAGAACGTTTGCCCCAGAACCTGTAGAAGTAGTTACGCCTGTGCCGCCGTTTGCAACGGGTAGAGTTCCTGTCACACCTGTAGTTAACGGTAAACCTGTACAGCTAGTTAAAGTGCCGGATGATGGCGTGCCAAGAACGGGAGTGACTAGGGTAGGGCTAGTTGCCAAAACATTTGCGCCAGAACCTGTAGACGTAGTTACACCTGTACCGCCAGCCAACACAGGTAAAGTACCCGCTGCTAGAGCAGAACCAGAAGTGGAATACAGCGCGTTGTTAGCCGCAGTGAAGGTTGTTAAGCCTGTGCCACCGTAGCCTGTAGGAATAGTTCCACCGTTCCAAGTACCACCTGTGATAACAGTAGAGCCAAGAACAAGGGCGTTTGTGCCCCAAGTCACACTCTCTGGAATATAAGCGTGAACATCCCATGTACCAGCAACAGTGCTGTTAGATAGCAAAGCAATAGCCGCTGCACCGCCAGATGTAATTGTTCCAACTGTAGCAAGGGCGTTGTCTTGGATAGTCAACGTGCCAGTAGCGTTGTTGTTAAATTCAAAAGTTGTTGTATTAGTTAGCGTTGTAGCGTCAGGCAACTTGAATGTCTGCCCACCCGTGCCGGTCAAGATTTGACTAAATGTAGAAGCTGCTGTTAACGTAGTTGTTGTACCTGCTGCCGTAACCGTAGTACTGCTTTGGTTAAGTCGGTTGATGGATACGTTTTGATTAGCGTCACGCAACATCACCGAACTTGCGCCAGAAGAAACAGTTACGCCCGTGCCACCATAAGCAACGGGGATAGTAGAGGCGTTCCAAGTACCAGAGGCAATTGTGCCCAAAGAACTTACGTTACCAGACGCATCAAGGTTTACAGACCTACCAGATGGATAGGTAACAAATACGTTGCAAGTACCACTAAAGGTAACCGCGCTTCCAGAGTTACTAGAAGCGTAGACAGTCGTGCGGGTGAGAGTCGGCCCCGTAGTTGAATACGTACCAAGACCCACTTCCCAATTACCAGAAGCATCGGTAGCGGCGTAAAACGTCGTGTTGGTATTACCAACAGCAGTGAATGACTGAAAACCACCAACAGCACCAGTAAGCGTGAAACTTACAGTGGTGTTAGCCGTACCCGTTTCTTGAACACGGTTTGCTAGGACGAGAGCCATTTAAGACTCCTTTATTAAGATGTCGCGGTAGTCGAGTAAGTAACGCTAACAGTGTCGCCGGAAGTAACAGTCTTAGCAGTGCTGAAGTTTCCTTCTGAGTACAAAGTACCCGCAGTGCTAGAAAGTGTACTGACAGCGCCTGTACCTGTTACCAAGAAACAGCCATACACAGTAGCAGAACCTGTCATTGTGTAGGTAATTGCTGTGGCTGTAGATGTTGTTACGTTTGATGGAGTTGTACCAGACGAGGTAGATGCAGCAAATACTGCTGTACCACGCACGCCAGAACCACCAACGGTGTAGGTAGTCAACTCAGTCCATGTCTTAGAAGTCATGGTGTCTGCGGCTGCAAACGTAGTGCTGTTGTTAATCAGACCTAAGAACGGACCGACAGTTGTATAAGTACCAGAAGTACGTAGCAACGTATCAAGCATCAACTGCTTACCAATCGCTACGACTAAGTTAGGGAACTCTTCGTTCCACTTGAGGTTACCTTGTGCATCGCGGCACTCTACATGGTAGTAGCCGTCAACACCCATGCCCTCTGGGATAGAAGCGTTTGCTTGTAGCGTTGCTACTGCGTGGTCGCCAAAGTTAGAAAGTTCGTTTTGCATATGTGCTCCTATTAAGAGATGCGGATGATTGCAGACGTGTTAGTGACTGCGGGGAATTGTACAGTGAATGTACTCGTAGAGGTCTTATCTGAACCAAAGTCAAGCACGCATACTGCGGGGTTTGTTGTGCCGTTAGCCAAGTAAATCAATGCTCCACGCGCTGTGGTAGCCGTTGACCATACGGCGTTAGTGAAAGACAAATATGTTGTTGCAGCACCGGTCGCATTACCGATTGTTGGAACTTGGCTGATAACCAAAGTCTGACCGCCAGCCGTATAACCAGAAGCAGATACTTCACCAATACTTGTGTAAGCCGTGGTAGTGGCGTCCAGCGTAGCCGCGTTGGTGTACAAGGCAATCTTAAATACTTGAGTTGTACCCGTATCAAAATTAAATACCCCGTCAAGCAAACCTGTCTTGAACGTGTTGGTTGCCCAGTTGCCTGTGAAAGCCATTAAGTTACCGCCTGTCTAAATTGACCAGAACGATACGCATCCTGACGCTCCATACCATCACCAAGGCGTTTAGCGAGTGCAAGTGCTTCCTTATACTTACCATCATATATAGCCATCATGTCTTGCTCACCTTTCATGTAGGTGTATGCCTCAACCAGTGAGCCATATAACAAGACAGTATCAAAGTTGTCGCCCAACCATGTGTGTCCATCAGAAGCGACAGAAATAGAAACTGGGTAGTAGTAATAGTGCAGTTCTACTGTGTAAGACGCATCTGGAGTTGGACCAACCATGAAAGATAACTCATTAGTTATTGTGCCGCTACCGTTAACAGTTGGCCCAAACAACGCATAGTATTTAGGGATACCTGTATTTGTTGTTGGGTTAGGGTACGCCTGACGTATGAAGTTCACATCTTTATTCAACAGGTACTCATACGCACCAGTAGCATCGACAACTGCTAAAGAGTAGGTAGCTAAGTAATCATCTGGGGCAGACAAATACTTATTGGTGGATGTCACATTACCCGTCACGTTTTTACGTAACGACGGGAACTGAACAGAGTTGTATATACGCTGTTCAGCCTGCTCGATAAAGCGATTTATCTGTGTCGTTGAAGACACAACAGTACTGTCCGCCAAGGTAGTGGCGGGAAACGTATTTTCTGTATACGTTTGAATCGCAGTAACGAGTTCCGTATAGGTCATGCCATTGGGCCTCGTGCCATTAAGCCTTTAGTAGCCGCGCCAGTACCACGTACTTTGATACCAGTGGTTTTGACGTCATCAGCGGCTGGATCACCAGCGCTAACACGTTGAGCGGGTGTGTATGGGTTTATGCTTTTAGCAGACAAAGTATTTGGGTCTACTACGTCTACTTTTTTAGCAGCTACGCCATGTGGCTGAGCATAAACGCTGGCTGAGCCAACTTCTTTGCCGCCTTGTTTCATGCTGAATTTAGCCATTACTTGCCCCTTTGGTTTGCGACACGAGCCATGTTGCGTCCCATAGACTTCATCATGTCAGTTGTTACACCACCTTTTTTGAGCGTAAGTTTAGTACCCTTACCGCCCTTGTGTTCTTGTTTGTCATGCTGCTTAAAGGCTTTTTTAATCATCGCCTTGTCTTGCTTCATGTCCATTTTCATGTCTTCTTTGCTATCACTTTTTGCCATTTTCAACTCCTAAGTTGTTGCTACCGTAACTGTACCCAATTGCACCACTAAAGCCAAGCTATTTGGCGTCAACGACGCATCAAAACTACTTGACCCACCTACCGGTGCCCAACCCCATTGGAAGATTCGGCTACCACCTTCATTCGTGCCAGTACCACTTTGTGTAGTACCACCATTCACATTCGTCTGCACCCCGTTGTTACCTGAGAGAACATAACTCCTATCAGGGCGAGGATTACGCAAAGCCTGTGGGTCGTCCACGGGGAACATACCCAACTGCAACTGCGGATGGTCTGGGTCCCAGCACTCTGGGCACACCAACAAGTTGTAGTTCTTTAACTTGATAATCTCAGTCTTCAGAACCTTTAACTTGAACCGCTGACCACAGCGATCACACTCCGATATTGCGTGT